TATCTTCATTAAATGTACCAAGAATATGTTTTATTTCATTGGCTATTGGTAAAACTTTATCAGGAATTACATGTTCATTATCATTCATTTTAGCTTCCTTTACGTATTGCATGTATGAAGAACTTCAATACTTTGTTGTAATCTCTTACCATCCAATCAATTCTTTTATTTATTTCTATTTTAGGGAATGGCTTAATTGGTGTACACACACTTGTATAAAAAATGTAAAAATTATCAATCTCACAATGATGGACGCCAAATATATATAAGTCAGTCTCAATAAGCATAAGAAATTCATTTGGTATGGTTTCCTTTGGCCAGCCAACATGCCATCGAACCTTTTCTTCGGAAAAATCACTGGTATATAACCTAATTGGAAATCTACCGCATAAGTGATCCGGATATTCTTTATATATAGTAAGATTTTCAAATTTCATAATGGGAGTAGTGGGATTCGAACCCACAGCGTTCCGGTTAAAAGCCGGATGCTCGGCCAATTGAGCTTTACTCCCAATATTTACCATTCATAATTAGAAGCTAATATTATATCCTTCAATTCGGTTCCCATTTTATCCCTTTAAAAAGGTTTTTATTGATGCATATGTAAACTTGATACCAAAGTGTTTACAAGTAGTTCTAATTGCAAGAGAATCCTTATTAAAGGATCCATTTTCAAATGCAATTCGCATTTTTAAAGCTACATTATGAGCCTGTTCAACTGGCCATCCGTACAAATCAGGATGTTCAATAACAGCTTTTACTAAGTTTTCCTCATAAATCTTAATCCATTCATCTAGTTTACTCATGTTTATCCCCAACAACAGTAAATTTTCGACGTCCAGATTTGAGAATTTCAGTCAAGGCATCATTATCCCATTGACCGTTTAACATCAAAGCTTGATATCTTATCAGCCTTGCAACCTGATCAATAGTTACCACAACCGAGACAAAGCTTGAAATAGCAAATCCGTCAAAAACCGATATATCATGGTTAATTAAACTACCACTTGATTTGGCAATTTCAAATGCCTGTTGGAATTGTTTTGTTGTCATTTTAATCCTTTCGGTTTAGGTTTATTTCCTCTATATAAAGTATAACACATGGAAAGTATTTTGTCAAGTCCAAATTTTACAAAGAAGTGATTTCTTTAATATTCAAGATATGTAGTTCTTAACGTTTGTAACATCTTTAATGTTTAATATTGTTCCCACGACCTTGAGACGTATATTTAAAGTCCGATAATCATTTTAAAAAGTCTTTAAGAAGTGTTTTGATATTACCTTTGTCTATTTTCTTTTTAATAGCTTCTCTAACTTCATTTGGAACTATTATTTGTTCCTCTTTTTTATCTAAAACTCTTTTTAGAAGATCAAATACATTTTTCCCACTACTTGAATTTGGTTTTATATCCTCCTGAAGATCTTTGGAATTAACTGAAACTGGTGGTTGTGGTATCACACATGAGTCAGCCTCTTGTCTTCCGTTGGCCTCAAGAACATTATTTAACATTTCAATAACACTTTTATTTTTCTTCTGTTCTGTTCCCATTTGTAGTACCTTTATTTTTTATTACATCTTTCATATTAATTATCCAAGTAATTATATATATTATAACTATTATATACATTATACTTATATTTTCACCATTGTTTTTGACATGGATATAAAAAGCTAACCAAAATCCTTGACTTATTAAACCAGATATGCATCCAAGTATTTTTGGTTTATATGTTCTTCTTCCAAGCAGGAAAATTGCTCCAACTCCTGTTATTAATATTAATATCTGAAGTATTATAATATTAGTCATTTTTATTTCCAACTACATCTTTTACGTCCATTATTTCTTTTTTAATTGTACCAATATAAAGTCTATATAATAAATCATCAAGTCTATATGATATAAACTCACTTTTTTGACCATTGATATTTCCAGCACCTATTGTAAGTACATGTAACACTTCATGTGCTAAAATTTGATATGGATTTCTGTCGTCTTCTTTGCATTTTTCAATTGGAATCCATACCTTAGCAAACATATAATTATTATCTACCAATGATACACCTTCAACATCATTAAGTTCCACCCATTCTGGTTTGTTTCCTGTATCAAGTGATATAGAATAATCACTAATGTTTAATTCATGTTGAAGCCATATTAACATTTTTAATAGGTCTTTATATGTGGCTGGTTGATATTCTCTAATGTTGATCATTTAGAATTCTTTCAATTTTTTCTTCACCACATTTTTAACATTTTTTTATGTGTTTTAATTGCAAATTCTACTATTGGACCTATCTTTTTCCTAATGATATTAATTGATGCTTCTTCAATATTAAATTTTATCACTTGTATTTTTTTATTGAACAAGTAGCCAATACTTTTAGCTTTATTTTCCTCAACCATGCTTCCATTACTAACATCAAAATTATAAAACATCCATGCATCACAATATGAAAGTATTTCGCAATCAGCTTCAAGAATTTGTTTGGTACATAAATTTCCATGTTTTTTAAGTGTTCTGGTTAAAATTTCATTCTCTCCAGGAACATATAATTCTATTTCTGGAAAAATAAATCTAATACGTTTAGCTGCCAAATGAGCTTTTCTACAATTATCGTTTTCAGTTTCTATTGTTGATTTTTCACCATATTTTCCACGTATTGGGTGTGAAATATATATAGTTGGGGTTGTTATGTACCAATTAATCATACTAATTATCTCTCATTATTCTAACAATTGCATGTTTTATTTGCTTCGAATTCGGTCCCAAAGATATCTCCGTTCGTGGTTGTGAAACACTGTTGATTGACACTATTTCACCTTTAGTATTAAGAATAGGTCCACCACTCATTCCAGGAATTACTTCAAGATGGAACTTCATTGTGTGTTCGTTTTTAGGTCCAAGTTCATTAGCATCATTCACATCTAGTCCAACTACTACACCAACAGAAGCATACGGAGCTTCTTCAGCATCCAGAGGATAACCAGATGAAATTATAAGTTCACCTATTTTAGCAATTTCATAACTTATAGGTACATTTTTGGCCACAAACATACGAGCTTGATTAGGATCAATGAAGATCAATCCAACATCAATGAATGAATCCCAGTAAGAGTAAAGAACTGGAACATTAATACATCCTTGTCGTACGTGAAGGACTTCATCTTCACTATGTTTTGCCACGTGGCCAGCGGTAAGAATAATTCCTCTATCTTTATCAATGAAGAAACCTGAACCATGACCACCATCACTATATATAACTAAGGAGGATGATATTCCAACATTTACGGCAAATTGTGGATCAAGTCTTAAAACTTTTCGAACCGTTTTATCTAGAACATTGACAATCTGATCCTGAACATCAGCAAGATGAAAATCCAGTTTGATTGATTTCTCCTGTACATTATCCAGTTTATTTATAAGCTCTACATCATGTTGAGCTAGAGTAAGTTGTGTTTCATCAATAATGTTCTGTCGTCCTTCAAGAAAATTATTCTTGTTATATAAATCATAAATTACCGTGGACATTGCTTTATTATCCATCCGGAGACAACGAATAGAATCAAGCTGATCCATAGTAATCCATCCCCAAAGAAGCATTCCAATTAAAGTAATAACTATGGTTCCTTTCCAAAATTTATTCATTTTTTAATCTCCTTATCATTTTTTTCAACAAGCTTACTTTTAACTACTAACTCAGTTTCTTCATATTTTCCTTTCCAACTTGATTCTGTATATTCAATAAATATGCTCTTTGCCTCTCTTAACGGTAGGAAAGAAAGTATATCTCTATTTTCAATGGATCTTTTGTTATCCATAACTTGTGCTGGTTCTTCCGATCTTATAGCTCCTTTTGTAAAATCTTTCATATTAAATCCCTGGAGTTTTAATATCTTATCATTTAAATAATCAAAAATACCAACCAAATCAGCATCTTTATCAACATCTTTTGCTATATCAATTATACTTCTTACTGTAGTTATTCCACTCTCCAAGGATTTTCTTACGTGTTCTTCCTCCGCAGTTGATGTTTCAGACATGCAAACTTGAAATAATTTTGGATCAGGATCAAAATTCCTATAGGCTAAATGAATCTGGCATAATCTAGTAATCCCATTTATTAGGGCTCTTTGGAGTCGTCTTGCACTTCTAGCAAATCTATAATCCAATTGTTCCATTGCTTCACTTCCAAGAGCACCACTTGCTTCTTTAGTAAATCCACCAAGAAGTGATAATGGACAACGTAATGCACAGGATAATTGATTTCTTAATTCTTCTATATCAACAATCCATCTAATATCCGCATCTTCACCGAGTTTTTCAATTTGTAAATCACCAACATCCCCCCATACTGGAATAAATAAATCCTCCATTACTGTAAGAGAATTTGCCTTTTCATCATAATTCAAAGCACTTGGATTTGTATTTAATGCACGTGCCTTCTTTAGAGTTTGGGAGTATAAATCAATAAGCTCATTAACGGCTTCCATGTTGGTTCCATCAACTTTTAGTTTATAAAGATATTTAATAACTCCCCTGGTAAGACGTGCCATAAGTAAACTATCTTCAGCAAGTTTAAGACGCTTATATGTCGCTAACCCGTTCAATAATATGGAGCAGCCATATTTAGATGAAATTTGTCGGTTATCAGGATTTAAGATGTAAAGAGATCTAAATTCAGAATTCATCGGATCTCCGGATAATGGACGTCTACGTTTAACACCCAATAATCTTAAGTGAACATATTCCCATGGAGCTATTAATCTTGCTCTGTCATTAGTTTCACTACTACCGGTCATAATTCCTGCTGGTGTTTCATAGAATCCAATTAGATCCCCATTATAATCAGCCCTACTTATTTCAAGAGGATTTCTATTATCATCAATTGATATAACACCCAATCCAGGAGCACCATTCACTTTTATAAATAAATCACCAAATGCACCAACATTATAGGCCCAATCGAATATTTTTTCTTCTAATCCAACATCATTAATAAATTTGGTAAGAATTTCCACGTATTTAGATTCACCGGTAACCCATACCGTAGCATTATTCATTGGAGAATACGTGGTTGCAAAATCAGCAAAAAGTTCAGTTGCGGCACTCATCATCCAATGATCAAGAGACTTTGTGACTTCGTAATATAGTTGCCATCTGTCATAACTTACATTTAAATTTAATGCTATTTCATTGGACAATTTATTAATTGATATACCAAGAGTTTTTAATGTATTTAACGTATCCTTATTTATACTACCGCCTTTTAAATCTGTGGTATCAATGAACTTTGTGTTATACGATAACTTTTTTAAAACTTCAAATGGATTCGTAGCCATGTAGTGTCTCCAGCCTTTAATTATTTGGATTGAATAGATTTTCTAAATCCATCCACAACATTTTTGAACCAACTAATTACGGATTGATTTTTTTCTTTATATTCACTTTTAAGTTCAGATAATTTTAAATCATATTTGACTTTATTAATTATATCCTTGGTAGTTTGACTTTGTTCATTACTAAGAATTTCTCCAGCAGAAGTTTTAACATCTGGATTTGCTTCTTTTATTTTTTGAATACCAATAATATTTTCTTTAATAGTTTTTCTTACGTTTAATATTATATATACCAAAAGAACCATACATCCGATGAAACCGGCAATAGCAATTTCTTTATGGAATTGAACAAAAGCTAAATAAATACTTATTAATATAAATGCTCCTGCCATTAACTTAATTCCTGATCTATATCCAAGCATAAGTGCAAAAATTCCACCACCAACTCCACCCAAAATCAACAGTGGAAATATCCAATCTTTTTGAATAATTATTTTCTCAATTATTTTAGTTCCTGGTTTAATATTATCATTAATACTGGTTCCTTGATGATTCTCACCAAACATACTGCATCCGGATATTAACAAAGTGCCTAAAATAAGAAAAATTATAAATTTACCCATTAATATTTTCCTTTAATATTATTTTACTCTATCTTTATTGCCGGGAAGATCATCAAGATCATGACGGTTATTTTCTTCAAAATGCATTAATGCAAAAGACCAAAAAGCAATAGCTGCTAAATGATCTTCAGTTCTATCCCCTTCTAGATGTTCAGACCAATGACGTGCAATTTTATTCATAGCTACTGACATTGGAATACCCTTTTCCCAATTTCTATCACCTTTTTGTATATTTCCAGCTTCATACCTAAGAGCCAATCTTCGTAGTCCTTTTGTACTAATTAAATGATATGCACCACGACCGGTTTGATCACTACATATTGCACCAGATGGATTGGTTTGTACAGGTTCTTCTTTAGTTTTATTAATTATTTTATTTGACATATTTAATTATTTCCTCATCTTTTAAATCGGGCTTAACAATTTGATTATTTTCTGCTTTAGAAGCTTTTAATGCCTCTTTAAGTTCTTTTTCTGCTTGCTCCTGTCGCCATTGTAATGTTCTAAGCATTTTCTTTTCACGGCTCATTTTATTTCTCCTTTCCACAATTATGATTTAAACATAAAACTTGAAAACCTGGAGGAAAATTCATTTTTCTTAAATATCTATAAAAATAAGAACTACCACCAATTTCCTTCTTTTGTATATTTCCTCCCCAATTTATATGATCTATAGAAAGAATTCTTATATCAGTTTCACCACACTATTATTTATTTAATATATAATCTTCAGCTTTCATATTTTCTTTAATTATTCTTACGGCTCTACGGTAACGGTGTGATGCCCGATGAATTTTTATTTTTAAGTCCTTTGAAATTTTTGTTAAGGTTTCTTGATACGCTAAATATCTTATCATTATATAAACATCAATCTTCTTCAATTTTCCTTGTTCAATTAAATCACCAACACCACTAAAAAATTCCTCAAATATGATACCTTTTGTTATTTCACTATCATCAGTACACATTACAGCTAAATTTTCCCACATTTCAATATCTTCTAAACTTTTAAGTTTACTGAATTTGTAAAATGTTTGTTTAAATCTCCATTTAATATAAGATATAATTTTTGCAATAATTCTATGACCATTATCCCATGGTTTAATTATTTTCATAGCATCATTCAAAGCACATACTGCTGTTTGATAGGCATCTTTTTTATCAACATCTTTAAAATAATACCATTTTGATTCATATTTGTATATTTGGTCTATTAAAAGTTTATCAACAGCAGCCAAAATTTCTTCAAATATTTTTGGATCAAATTTAGATTCTTGATATCTAGTTGTTAAATCCCTGATTCTTTCAAACTTTTCTTCTTTATTTTCTTTCATTTTGTTAATCTCCTTAGCATATCCTTCATGATGTTAATCTCCTTGTTTGACATTCCACCATCAGTGAATTGTTCAACTCTTTTATTTTTTGGAGTTTTATCAAGATCTACCCACCACAAAGGATTATTTTGTGGTGGTGACGATTGATCAGTTAATTTTTTCATTATCTTAGTCATAACTTCTATATCGGGCGGTTCACCGCAATGATTTACCGCTGAAATTACTGATCCAACAACTCCATCCGATACGTCCTTTGATCCTTTTAAAACCTTTTTTTCAGTGTCACCATCTTTTAAAATTTCTACCATTTGAACTTTATTAGGATGATCAATTTTACCACTTTCAGGATCTTCCTCAAGATTCACCAATTCAAATCTTAAATATGGATTATTATAACAAACCCAACGGCATTCTTCGACTAAACCTCTAAATGTTTTATATCCTTCTGGAGTCTTATCAAGCGACAAGTATTCGCACTTAATTCCTCTTTTCGTTAGAATTTGTTTGGTGTCCTCAGAAAGTAAACTTAGATCAGCAGTAAATAAATCTATATTAAAATGATAAATATCCCTAAGATCAAGAATAAATATTCTTATTGCCAATTCAGTTCTTATAACTGGAGATCTCCTTAGTGTGTACGTTCCATCCGGTTGTTCTATATTAACCTTTTTCCATCCACAGGCACAGGACATACCAATACCCATGGCATCACCATCACCAGAATATGAAATATCCTGATGAATATATCTTGGAATATGTCGTGGAACTTGTATTTTTGAGAAATCAATGAATTTTGTAAGATCCAGATCGTCATTTATTCCAATATCTATTTGAAGCATTGATAATGGACTTGGAATTGAATCATCCATGCAATCATCAACTAATTTTTCCGAATTGAATAATTTGGATCTTCTACTATAGGTAACCGATGTACCCGCAATATCTCTAAGTGCACCAATTATATCATCTTCAAATTTTTGTAAGTATTCAATTGGGACTTTTATTATTTCTTTACCTATCTTTACAGCTTTTTCAATATCTTCTTGTGTTCTTAGTATTTTTGATTGGATATAAGCATCTCCAATCATTACGTTAAATGTTTCACCACAATATCTAATATCGTTTCCAGCTTCCCATTTTGGTACATCAAAAACAATTACATTTGAATTATTACGTTTTTCTTCAATAAATGTACTAAGGAATGAAAGCTGTTCCTGTTTTGACGCAACAAGGAACATTCTTCCAATTGTTTCTCCATCAAATACAAACCGTGAATCAAGTCTTCTCTCTGTATCGTTGTAAGCCTGAAGAATTCTTCTTTTTTGACCTTCTGATTCATTTGGACTATCAACTTCGTCCAGGATTGCTATTATTGGACTTAATCCTTGTTGACCGGATCCTTTTGAATATGGTGATCCAAGACAATATTCAAATATTGAAAAATCTACCCTTGGATTATCAATACTACCATTTATAGTTCCATATTTTTTAAACCAATCCGAATTATTAAGATGAGTTTGCATTATATTAAATCCGGCACTACCTCCAAGACTTTTAGTAAGATTGAAGAAGATAATTTGCATCTTACCACCAGCAGCCTTCCCCATAAATGCCCATGGATCTTTAAGGCATAAGACCCTATGCATGGTATATAATGCACCATATATAGCACATCTACTTTTACCACCACCAATGCATCCGGTAAGAGCAACTATATATTTTTTATCAGTAACAAATATCTCCTTTAATGCTCTTCTCCAGATTGGATATACATCAATTCCGTTTCTAGTGGTTTTTCCAAGGTATTGTGGATCATTAAGAAATGAGTCTATATCAACTGGACGCTCTTTATAATCCATTTCGTACAAGTGATCCAAGTAGGCTTTTATTCTTTTTGGCATTCCGCAGTTCCTTCTTCCATCAATCCTTCCTCAAGCATTCTACTTTCAATACCCTTTCTAAGACTTTCCCTTGTTTTTGGATCTAGAGATCTTGCTTGTTCTATTAAACTTTGTTCTTCATCGTTTAATACAACGGAATCAACCTGTTTGGCTCCAGGTTGTCCCAAATGTATATGTTGTGATCCAATAATTTTTCTGTTATCATTTACAGTTGGAGTTATGGAAGATCCATCTTGCTTTGGAACAACAAATCCCATTTTTGCAGCAAATTCAGTTAAAAATTCACGTTCTTTTCTAAGTTCAGCTATAATAGCTCTGATTTCTTTATAATTTTTTTGTTTTTCAATAACATTCATTATCTCAATATTACATTTAGAACATATATATTTAAATTCATCATCAAAAATATAACGATTCATTCTTACTTTGCAACAGGGGGATACTAAATCTTTATATCCAGTTAAATCATTAAGACATTCAATAAGATGTGCTGTTTCCTGTTGATGACCTGACAATACTTCTTCACTTATGGCACAGGCAATATCATAATTAACTTCATGTTTACGTTTTCTTTGAATTCTTTCTGATATAGTTCTTACATAATCCGGATCAGCACCACATTCAGCTACTACTTTATCAATATTTCCTCTATGTTTAAATATGAGGGATCCAACCCGTTGCTCCATTCTAAATTTTTCAATATTTCCATTTGGCATAATTACTCCATTAATTCTTTACACAATACTAATGGCATTCCCCAGTATTTTTTAGGAACACCAGATATTCCTTCTTTTGGAATAAATTTAATA